AAATGCCATGTCTTTTTATATCCTATGCCGCAACCTCTGTCCATGTGTTTGATGCTCCTGTTACTACATTAGCCCACGGAGTTGATCTCATATTACCAACAAAAGAAGACATTTCAATACCTGTTAAGATAACCGCAGCAGGTGCTGTTGCAGTTCCTTCACTAAAGACAATTTGTAATCCTGTTGGTTCAGCGACTGCATTAGCAGTGACCGTAGGTGTACCATCGGCAAACTGCATTGCGAGTCCCGTGACAGATATAATTGAATCTGCGGCGGCGACTGCTGTTCCTAAATCAACACTTGCAGTTGCTCCTGTTGGAGTAATGACTGCTGTGCCTGTAACTGTTTCTACGCCTGTGGTAGAGGAAATTAATAAACTTGTTGGTTCTGCGGTTGCTCCTGCTATGGCAGTAGCAGTTCCTGTATCAGAAGATATTTCTTCTCCTGTAAGAGTAAGATTAGAATCGGCAGCAATAACAGAAGTACCTAATTCTGTATTGGCTTGAACGCCTGTAGTAGGTACAATAGATTGAGCTTCTGCGATGACTGTGCCAATCGCAAAATCCATTTGGTCTTCTGACGCAACGACAGTAACACTACCACCTGCTGAAACACCTACTCCCTGTAACGCAAAAGAAGCCGAAACGCTTGTTACTTGTATAACAGCGTTTTCAATAGGTTCCGCAGCGTACGGAGTTGTGGAAAAGGGAAAATCAGCGTAAGACATATCTTATAGTACAAACATCATCTGTGTTTGTAAACGAAATATGCCTTAGCTAATTCTTAGAATTGCGCTAGAAGCATCATTGGTTGGGAACTGAATTGTAAAAGTTCCGCTTGTCGATGTCTTCACACCACCAAAATCTAATACTGCGATTGAAGCATTTACGTTTGCAGATGAAGTGTTGTAAATCAAAGCTGCTTGAGCTGAGATTGTTGCAGTGGTAAATGATAAATCATCAAAGTCTACAAAAGCTGTTGATGCTGTTGCATTAGTTTTGGTTAAGCTAACGTTAGCATTCGCTAGAGTGCCACCGCCTGCTGAATATGAGCCTGAATCACCAACTTCGTTTGAAGCGGAATAGGCTGATGTGTTTGCATCCAATGAAGCTGCATTTGAATAGAGAGCGAGTTTTAATGTATCGCTTGATATATCATGATCGCCATCTAACAACTGCTGTTTGAATGTTGCACAAACTGCTTGGTTAATTGCCATGTTTTAAGCCCTCCTTAGGCTTGTGGGTCTGCTGACGGTAAAGGAACTCGCAAAACGCCGTCCGCATACTCGTCTCTACGTTTACGTCCCATCTGCTCATTAGCAAATGCTGTTAAAGCAGTTTGGAACTTTTGAGTGTATAATTGCATATCTTGAATGTTTTTCAAGTATGAAAACGTTTCGGACAACACACCATATAGTAAAACTTCAGGTGCATTATTGGATATGAAAGTAGTTGTATTAGTATTACTTAATCTTTCCGGAGTTTCATTATACCACATTTCTATGGTGTAAACTTGATCAGGTGTAGGAGCTAGCATTAAAGTATTATTGTCCCAATTAGCCCAATATCTAGGTTGCCCAGTATCAGTTGTTGTGGACCGTTGAACACTATATTCATCCATAAAAGTCGTATCTCTTTGCTCCAACCAAACACGATTATTATTTGAATCAATTAATTGAAGACCTCTAGCAAATCGAAATCCACCCTCAGGACCCGATACATCTAAAAAAGCATTATTGGCTGTGCAAGTTGTGGTTGCATATCTTCTTTGAGCATCACTATCAAGAAGTCGATCTATTTGATTTTCAATATTAGTGATAAAAACGTTAATAACAGAGTTAGATAGAACATTGCTATCTACCTCAGTGTAATTTCGGACATTTGTTAAAAGTTCAGAATAGTTCATGATATACTCACGGTAACTCTACCAAGACGGACTAAAGGATTCAAGTCTCTTGTTTCTGTAGAGGGTATCATTCCTGTTGATGTAAAGGAGCTATCTCCTGGAGATCCAACAAATACAGTCACAGGCTCTTGTCGAGCGGGCCTGGGGTCTTGTAATGCTTCGGGATCCGCTGCATGATAAGGAGGATCAAGTTGTGGATGTTTGGGTTCAAAACATTCGGGACAAGTAAAAAGTCCGTTCCACTCTTGTTGTAATTCTAAATATTTATATTGTTGACCACATCGATCACATATAGCTAAAGAATATTTACCAACAGCAAAAGTCATTGTTAGATGTAAGAACGCATGGGGACAATATGAGCTGATACTCTTTGAGTGTCCTCATTTAACGCTCTATTTAATTCTGTTTCATAAACCTGACTGAGCATTTGCATACGATCAGGTGCTATTTCTTGAGAAAGATAATAAGCTAGTCCAGAAACTGTTGCGGGAAGAAAACGATAGGGAGCATCGGGTGTATTGGTATAAGCACCTACATCTTCAATTCTTCCAACATAGTAATAATTAATTTGAGTATCTGTTGTATCGGGAGTTTGATATAAATTTATTTCTACGTTCGCTAAATTTCTTCTAACATAATATTGACTAGGTCTTCCTTGATCAGCTTTATTGGGAAGAGCTTCATATTGTGATCGACTAATTTTTGTAAGAGTTGTATCGGTAGTTGTGCCATCATTATTAGTTTGTCTAAAAACAGCTTCTAAAATATCACTAGCATCACTCGGTGCTGTGTAGGTAGTTGTACCGGCAGTTAAATTAGCTGTTTCATTTTGAATTTTCCAAAGATGAACACCTCGGTTACCCCATTCTGAAAATAATAAATTAAGGTTATCTCTAGCTGCCGCTAGCTCATATCCTGTTCTAACAGATTTACCACAACGAGCATAAGCACGTTCAATAATTCGATCAAAACTTAAATCAAAATTAGTTGTTCCCGAGGTAGCCATAAATTACTTCTTCTTTGACTTTGCAGCTCCGCCACGTTTCATTCCCATAGCCATAGCTTTTCTAGGGGAGACACCGCCTCCACCCATCATTTTCATCATACCGCCGCCTCTTTTTTTGACGACATTTTTCTTTTTCATCATGATGTTTTCTCCTTTTTAAATAATTTTTCGTACGTTTCTTGCCTTGTTCTGACGACCTCGTCATAATACTCGGCTGGCCACTTTTCATAATAACCTATCTTATGTAGTTTGCAACTTGCTTCGTACAACTGTTTAAACTTCTGTATAAGCATCATGGAATAGCCTAAATCGGAATGATAAGTGCAATTGTCTGTTGGATCGACTAAAAATTCTTCTCCATCAGCAGTTGCAGGATTATCAGGATGAAACCCCATAAAATATACATCACGTCTGTTATATGTTTTATTGTAGAAATCTATCTTTTCTTGAAATTGTTCAGGTGTATATTGCTCCCAAAAAGGGTCACAAAAGATAATAATATCGTGTTGTTTTTTATTCCAATCTTTCAATACACTGGTGAGATGTTTTTCATACTTAGATTTATCCATACGAACTTCAATTCGAAGCTTACCTTCTTTTCTCCATTTGGCAGCAAAAGGACATGCCGGAAAACCTAGATGTTTGTTCATTGGCTCTAAGACTTGCTTAGACCATTCGAGTACATCCTCTTTAATTTTTTCTGCTTGTTTTTTTCGAGACAAAAGTTTTTACATTCGTAGGCTTTCCGCCTGGATTGCCAGCAGCACGCTTACGACGTACTGCTGACGCTTTTTGAGAACTTGACATACTTCTTGCTTTTGCAATCGGTACGCACTTTGGATACTTTCTTTTTGATCCTTTTGATCTTCCGCAAGGTTGATACTTACCGTCTTTTTTAGGTGCACCAATGTCCACCCAACGTTCTTTCACCCATTTACGAAGACCATTTTGAGCCATTAAAATACTGATCTGATAACTTCAATGACAACAAGCACAGCAACAACAGAAACAAAAATCTTTGCTTTGTTATTTAGCTTGTTCCACATGTTTTTGATTTTATCCATGATTAACCTCCTTAAACATAAAGTTTGGTTTTCTTACGTCTATTGTCTGCAACCATACCACATCCAGCAGCGACCATTTCACCACCGTTAGCTTTTCTTTGTGCGGATACGGCTTTTCTCTTTTGAGACTTAGATTTACCACCAGGGGTAACTTTACCAGAACATACTGCACTCGCATACATATTTGCGTAAGCAGATGGGTAAACTTTAAACTTTCTTTTTGCGGCGGCTTTTCCTTTTGAGCAGAGTTTTGCCATTTTTTTTACCTCCAGGCTTCATAATTTGTTGTGCCATTTGTGATCTTGAAATAGACATTATTTTAATTGATTAATATCTTTCTTAATATCGTCAAACTTTTCCATGAATCTTTTTTCCATTTCATCTAATTTAATTTGAACTTCAATCATATGTTTTTCTAAAGATTCAATTTTTACTTGATCTGCCTTTAGTTCTTGAACATCAGTATACATAATGAAAGTTGTGCCGACTCCGACAAAAATGACACCTAGTAGAGCTACACTCAAAGTTGCAATATTTAACCAGTTTTTGAGTTTATCTACTAAAGTCATATGTCATCCTATCATCAATGTTCCATTTTGCGAATGCTTTTTACGAAGATTCTTCCTTGAATTTCTTCTAGCTCCGCCTCTGCTTCACCACAAGTAATTAATACGGTTGGACCCATATTACGTTTCATTAGACGCTTTTTCTCTAAACAATCACTAATACTTTCTGTGTAAGTGTGCTCTAATAATTCACCATTGCCACTAAATAAACAAAGAACAATAACTACTTTCCACATTAGTAGCCTCCGTTTCCATTACCGTTTGCAAACTTAATTTCTCTTGTTGCATCTTTTAATTTTTCAACGTCTTTTTCTAGTTGATCTACCATTTCTTCTAAATGTTTGATCATAATCTTCGTGTCAGCATTTTCATCTAAAGTTGCTTGTTGTTTTTCAACTTGTCCTGATAAGAATTCTAATAACATATATTGTTCATCATCGGCAGGTAGATTACCCATCAAACCTCTGGGCCATTTAATTCGAAACTCTGTGTTTAACTCAACATCCTTTTCCATTAATTCTAATCGAGTAGAATGTTGATTAAGGGTTTCGACTATTCCAAAATAAGCATAGACTCCCAGTGCTACGGCAGTGACAATAGAAATTAAATTTCTAATTGGCATACCAACTGTTGTCTTATCGCTTATCTCCATTTAACATCTCCAACGTTTACGAGCCTGTCTTAATCTTGAATTAGGGTCTTTGGCAGCTTTAGGAAATTGTTTCATTTGTCCTGCAGAACGAGCACAAAAAGATTTTCTTCTCTTCGCATCTTTACTTCCAGGTTTTACTTTTCCTGTAACTGCAGTCTTTAACTTCGAACCAGGGTTCTCGGCACGATATCGTTTAACTCCTGCCTTAGTCATTCCCGCCCCTTGTTTAGTGGGGCGGAAATATTTTTTAGTTTTTGGTGGTTGCTTGTCCGCCATTATGCACCTGTGTAAAATACTGTCACTGTTGCGTTCGCTGTTGTGACGGCAAGATTTGTTTTAAAAACAACACCTTGCTCAGGTATGTGCATGGATGTGTCAGAACTATTTGCTAGGATAGAAACATTGAATTTTTCAGTGCCTCCATCAGAGAAAGTTACAAGTCCTGTGCCATTTCCATTACTACTAAGAAAAAAACCTTTCAGCCTTGATCTTGAAGCAGAGACAACATTAGCTGTTTGACCGGAAGCCACGCTTTTCGCATTTACGTCTGTATCGAAGGCCATGATTTACTCCTTATGTTTGTATGTTACCTGCATCTTTTACATAATAGTAAATGATACCTGTAATTGTACCACCGCCAGCAGCAGAAGCACCTTTACCACCAACAATTTTTACTCTTTCAGACATTGGTGTTCCAACGTCACCAAGAGCTGCACCTGCGGTTGAATCACCACCCCATACAGTTACGACTGCACCTGCGTCTGCATCCGCTTCATTAAGTAGACCATCTATGTCTACAAAGGTAGTGCCACCATCAAAATCGGTATAACCCATATCGATAGTTGGAGATGAACCTCCTGTTGCATCACCATTAAATGAAATACCTGTTACTACTGCATTTTGTGGAAGTACGACTTTTCTTGTATCAGTTGCAGATACTTGAACATCAGTTCCTGCGTTTGCAGTTGGAACAAAGTAAAACTGTGCTGCAAGTTGTACTGAACCCGCATAGGTTTCTCTTTTATTATCGCCACCATTGGATCTTACGATTCCAGTGAATGTTGTTGTTCCCATATTAAACCTCCTTGGTTATATAGACCTCGCCATACAGTCTCTATATTGTCAGTCTAGCTCTGTCTGCATGACTCGTTTGTTATGCTAGATATTACAATTAGTACCATAAAAAAAGGGGGCAAAAAAGCCCCCTAATTTATTATTATTTATGTTTGGATTATGCTGCACCTGGAGAACCAAATACACATCTAGGATCAGAGAATCCAAATGAATATCTCTCTCTAGCTTTGTATCTTACGTTTCCAGTATCAAAGTCACCTTCCATAGATGTTCTAATTGGTGATCTTTGGAACAACTTAAATCCGTTTGGAATGTCAGTCTTGATGAAGAAAGCATCTGGATCTGTTAAGTAGTGGTTTACTACATAACCTTCAGGTAGCATTCCCATGTTTCTGATAGCGTTTACGTCATTATCAGCTGTTCCAGTTCTTAACTGAGACTGTGTTAGTCTTTCAGCTACGAATTGTAACTCAGAAGGAATGATTAGTTTTCTACCTTGAGTCGCAATTAATAAGCCTCTTTCGTCGATGAAAGCTGCAATATCAATTAAAGACTGCTCCAGAGAAGTTTCATTTAAGTCAGCAGGTGTTGCTAACTCGTTTCTGAAATCTCCACCAGTTGCTGTTGGGTGATCAGTTGCACAGAGTGGTACGCCGTCACCACCAGGGAAGCTAGTGCTGAACGCATTGTTTAATACGTTTGCAGCTTTAACCTGCTTGGTGTTTGCCATGGAACGAGCAAGAGCTTTTGTGTATCTTGCTGAGATTCTGTCATAAAGATTATCTTCGACAGCTTCCTCAGTGATTGCAAAACCTAATGCAATTGTTTCATGTGTGTAACGTGCTGTGAAAGTTTCTGTTGCATTGTCATAGACAATTGAACCACCTTCAGATTTAACTCTGGCATTACCAAAACCTGATAACATTACCTCTTCTTCGAATGCTCGATCAGAAGTTTCTGTTTCAAAAATTTCAGCGTGCTCAGCGTCATATCGATTATACTCCAGGCCGAATAAAGCGTTCAAACCCGGCTCTAACTCTTTAACGAGTTGACTTCTAGATATAGCCATAGTTTAACCTCCTATATGCCTGTTGAATCGTTTAAAGCATGTAAGTTGATTTTTACTTTAATCGCTGCATTAGCTGATGAATAATCGCTATTGTCAACGTCAGTAGAAAGACCTACAACTCTAAAGTTTGCAGCAGCGTTAGCTGTAAAGCTAGTACCATCAATTGCTACATTGGAAATACCAGAAATGGTAGAACCATTTGAATATGTAGCGATGTTAGCATTAGAACCAACTTGTGCTTGTCCGGCAGCCGAAGTGTTACATTTTACTTCGTATACCACATTTGGGTCATCAATGACATAAGCCTTGATGTCGTCAGCTGCAATGCCGCCTGGGTAATAATTACTCCATGTTGGTTTCGATGAAGTTGGATCAGTGTATTCACAACCATTAAAAATACCAATTAGTTCAGCACCAGCAGCATTACCTAAATCCACGACTCCAGCAGCTGTTAAAACAACTGGATCGCCTTGGAAAATAGCTTGGGTTTCACCGTTTGCAATTTTGTACTCATTCTGGCCTTGACCATTGTAAGCAGCTCCTTGCAATTGTATTGGGCGAAAACCATAGTTACTATTTTGATTTGCCATAGTATTGCTCCTTTTTTAATAAAGTGACTTAGTTGGATTTTTTATTTCCACCAAAAGTCACACGACTTTGCCTATCTGCATTGATAGGCATGCTTGGATGTTGCTCTCTGAGAGGATCTGTTTCCCACGCTTCAGTCTGTTGATTAGTCTTTTGCGTGTAATAATCATTACGTTGATTAACAATCTCCTCAGGGATTCTTGCCAATAGCAAGTCACCTACGCTGATGACACCCTCATAAGCTTTAATACCTCCGTTGTAAGCAGAGTATAGACCATCTGAATATTGATCAGCTCTGACCAATTCCCAGCCTTCTCTGAGTCGAGCATTGATATTTTTAGTATCATCTGCTCCATTTACACGATGACGGAGCCATCTTTGCTTATATCCATCAGGACATGGTGGTGCGTCTAACTGAGACGGTGGCTTCCAAGACGTTGGTCTTGTCTCTTTAGCCCTTGTTTGTGCACTTCTTGGTGTTTTTATATTATCTGTCATTTTGTACCTCCTTAAACGTACTTAGCATATTCGCTCAAAGGGACTCCAAGCTTATTTGCTATTTTTACTTGACTAGGAGTCAACCTAACAGATTTGCGTCCACTGGTTGCAGACCTTGAAGCAGAAGCAACATTTTGGACGATTTTGTTACCTCCGGTGGCCTGATCCGAACCCCTCGAAAAGGATTCTGGAAACTTGTTTTTAACTCTATTAGTCAATTCATCATAATAGTCATCGGACTCAGTGTCAAATCCTTCTGCCACTAATCCACGATGTATTCTTTGAGCATAATCAGTCATTTCCTCATCTTGTCTAAACCAAGGATTCTTTTCTGCCCAGGCTAATGCCTTGGAAGAAGGTTGTGGTCTAGGTTGAGGTTGTTGAGCATAAACTTGTTGCTCTTGCTCTAACTGTTTTTGGAACTCTTCATACTCACGTTCTTTTTTAGTTTTAGTTACTCTAATTCTTTCCGCTTCTAAATCTAATTTAGTCAAAGCTTGACGTGCTTCTTCTTCTCTCTGATAATCACCCGCTTCACGAGCAGCAATCAGATTTTGACGAGCAAGATCCGCAGCCATTTTGTTTCGAACTTCACTTTCTGACATATAACCTTTGTCAATGTCATAAGTTTTCTTTCTAGTTTCGGAAAGTTCTTTTTGAACGTTTTGTGCGAAGATAAGAGCAGCTTCACGCTCTCTTTCAGCTTCTCTGAGTTTCCAAGTCATTTTATCAATTCTTTTTTTGACTTTATCAGAGTATTCATCCATTTCATTTGACTGTTCTTCAACAGCAGGATTCAATGGATCTTTTTCTTCCGTTTTGACGTCTTCATAAGACTCTGGTTTTACGGTGCCGTGAGATTTATCTTCAACCTCAACGATCTGTCCATCACCAGAAGTATCAAGATCGACCATCTTGTCTTTTTGTGCAGAAGTTATTTCTGTTTGCATGGTTAACCTCCCATGTTACAT